GCGAAGACCAATATGGTAGCTTCATGTTCGGTGCGAACATCGCCATCCGTTTGAAGGGCGTCATGCACAACGCGATTGCGCAGAAGGACTTGCATCTCGCACCAGATCAAATGCTGGCGCTTGATATGATTGCAGTGAAGATCAGCCGTATTTTGTCGGGTAACCCGTCACACAAGGATAGCTGGGTGGATATCGCTGGCTATGCAAAGCTGGTCTCTGACCGGCTCGAAGGCAACGTAAGATAGGAGGGACTTATGGCTTGGTACAATCCATGGGCGGAAATCCGCGAGTTAAAAGGCAAGCTGGCCGAGGCTGAGAAAACCTACGTAAAGCTGACCAAGCAGATCGAGAAGCTGGAGTTCACCAACAAGGAAAACTCACGCGAGATCAACATGCTTGAGAATGAATTGAAAGCAACGAAAGCTGCCTTGGCCGAGGCTAGTAAGAATGATACACGTGATAACAAAGGTCGTTTCACGAAAGCTAAAAAATAATGATCGCATGGTCTTACAGCAGCATTAAAACTTTTGCGCAGTGTCCGAAGAAGTACTTCCATCTCAAAGTTGTGAAGGATGTAAAGGACGAGCCCGGGCCAGAGGCTGACTACGGCACGGCTGTGCATAAGGCTGCTGAAGACTATATCAATCTAGGTACACCGATCCCCGATAAGTTTGCGTATATGCGGCCTATCGTGGAATCACTGGCTAAGTTTCCGGGAGAAAAGCACACCGAGTTGCGTCTTGGTGTGCGTCTTGGGACCAAAGGCTTCGAGGCTTGCTCCTTCTTTGCTAAGGACGTGTGGTATCGTGGCATCGTAGACTTGCTGATTATCGACGGAAACACGGGCTGGATGGTTGACTACAAGACCGGAAAGAACGCCAAGTACGCCGACATGAAGCAGCTAGACCTTATGGCTGGTGCGCTATTCGTAGCGTATCCCGAGCTGCAAGAGATTAAATCAGGGCTGTTGTACGTGGTCTCGAAGGAGTTCCCAAGGAAGGTCCACACCCGCGACAAGCTGGACGAGTATATGTCCGTGTTCGAAGACGAGCTTTACCGGCTCGACGCAGCGATGGACAACGGAGTGTGGAACCCCAAGTCTGGACCTTTATGTGGCTGGTGTCCGGTGACTACCTGTGCACATTGGAAACCAAAAAGGAGCAAATGATGAGCGATTTTAACGAAGATGATGCCGCAATGGCGGTTGTTTTGCACGACAAGGTGCGTGAGCTAGTCCGTAAGCATATCTTGGAAGCGTTTAACGACCCCGAGTTTATGAGCTACCTACCGAAGGACTACCTGCATGAGCAACTTCAAGCCCGTGCATATGGCGGTATTGGTTTTGCTCAAGCGGTCCGAGATGTTATAAAGCACCAGATGAACAAAATCTGAGGTTAGCGCCATGCCGTACAAGAACCCTGAGGACCGCAACTACAAGCGCGAGTACAAGCTGTACGGCGGCACTGAGCAGCAGAAAAAGAACCGCGCTATGCGCAATGCTGCCCGTGCCAAGATGATAAAGGCTGGCAAAGCCAAGAAGGGTGATGGCAAAGATGTCGCCCACGTTGTGGCGCTCGACAAGGGCGGCAGCAACCGGGACGGACTTCGCGTGGTTAATCGCGGTGCTAACCGCTCTTTTGCTAGGGACAGCAAGCGTAATCTGGTTTCCGAGACGAGCAAACGGGAACGGAAGAAATAAGTGGTGCAGGTAATTGACAACAGGGCACTTGCTATAGAGGTTAGTGACCCCTCAACGATAACAGAACAAATCAAAAAAAGTGTCATAGTCAACGGAAGTGGGAGCAAAGCTAAGGTGGTTATTAACTGGGGGCTGCAAGAAGCCCGAACCCTCGCATCTATGGGGCATGGCTCTGTGCCTTCCCCGATCCTCAAAGATTATAGCTGGACGGGTAAGCTGACCCCGTTCGAGCATCAGAAAACTACAGCGTCATTTCTCACGTTGTATGACCGGGCCTTCTGCTTCAACGAGCAGGGTACGGGTAAGACAGCCAGCGTCATCTGGGCAGCAGACTATCTTATGGACCGAGGTGATGTGCAGCGGGTGCTGGTGCTGTGTCCCTTGTCCATCATGAAGTCAGCATGGCAGCAGGACTTATTTAAGTTCGCTATGCACCGCTCATGTGGCGTGGCGCACGGGACTGCCGAGCAGCGCAAGAAGGTGATCCGCACCGGGGCTGAGTTCGTGGTGCTTAACTTCGATGGCTTGGGTGTCGTCAAGGATGAGATCATCAACGGCGGCTTTGACCTGATCGTGGTGGACGAAGCGAACGCGTACAAGAACGCGCAGACCAACCGCTGGAAAATCCTCAACGACATCCTCAAGGCAACATCGCCCCGGTTATGGATGCTTACGGGTACGCCAGCAGCACAAAGTCCTCTCGATGCCTTTGGTCTTGCACGACTTGTAAACCCTGAGAAATCCCCGAAGTTCTACAGCCACTTCCGTGCCGACACCATGTATCAGGTGACGAAGTTCAAGTGGGCCCCCAAGCCCGGCTCTGAGATGTACGTGCATAACGTGCTGCAACCGGCGATCCGCTTCGAGAAGAAGGACTGCCTGGACTTACCAGAGGTCACGCATGTGGAGCGCGAAGCGCCGCTGACCCCGCAGCAAGCCAAGTATTACACGCTTCTCAAGAACGAGTTGCTAGTTGAGGCTGCTGGAGAAGAGGTAAGCGCAGTCAATGCGGCTACTAAAATTAACAAGCTGCTCCAGATCAGCGGAGGTGCGGTCTATTCGGATACTGGGGAAATCCTAGAGTTCGACGTGAGCAACCGCCTCAACGTGGTGATGGAGGTCATTGAGGAAGCCAGCCACAAGGTGCTGGTCTTCGTGCCGTTCACGCACACAATCGAGCTTCTCCGCGCACATCTGGAGAAGAACAAGATTAGCTGCGACGTGATTAATGGTAAGGTCTCGCCTAATAAGCGCAGCGAGATCGTCACGCGGTTCCAAACCCACAAAAACCCACACGTGCTGATCATCCAGCCACAAGCTGCATCGCACGGCCTGACACTAACGGCAGCCGACACCATCATCTGGTACGCGCCAGTAACTAGTGTTGAAACCTATTTGCAGGCAAACGCCCGCATCAACCGACCCGGACAAAAGAACGCGATGACAATCGTGCACGTCAAGGGAAGCGAGGTGGAGTCCCGGTTGTACTCCATGTTGCGTAGTAACATTAACAACCATGAGAAAATCATCGACCTGTACCGGGAGATGATGGATGGCGCTTGACATTGTCAAGCGTAAGAAATACGATTCGAGTGTCTAGTTAAAGGAGCAAACATGACGGACAACGAACCCTCCATCGACCAGATGGTGCTTGCCTATCGTCGCATACGTGCCACGATGGACGAGAAAGAAACGCAGCATAAAGAGGAAATGGAAAAGCTGCGTGAAGACCTTGAACTGGTCTCAGCCAAGCTGCTTGAGATTTGCAAAGATCAGAACGTCGATAGCATCAAGACGCCAAACGGTACGCTCTCGCGGCGTGTCAAGTCGCGCTATTGGACTACCGACTGGGAATCTATGTACAAGGTAATTGCCGAGCACAACGCACCGTTCTTGCTTGAGCAACGCATCCATAACACTAACATGCAGCAGTTTCTCGACGAGAACCCTGAGGCATACCCCCCGGGCCTACAACAGGACCGGAAGTACGTAATCCACGTGCGTAAACCAACAAACCGTTAAGGAGAACACAAGTGAGCGAACTTACCATTTTCGAACAGGGCGGCAACGAACTTGCTACCGTGAAGCGCCAGTCCAAGCTGGCTGACAAGATCACATCTGGTGGCGGCTTGCGCCGCATCGGCACCAACACGAACGGCACATTTAAGCGCATCGTGGGCGGTGAGCAGATCGGCAAGGCAATCCCGAGCGAGATCAATGTGATTATCATTGACATGCTGAAGGATGTGTCTCGCACCTACTACGCTACCGAGTATGACCCGCAGGGCACCCCGACGCTGCCTGATTGCTGGTCTAACGATGGCCGCACCCCGGACCCCAAGGCTTCGAACAAGCAAGCATCTGCCTGTGCTAACTGCGACATGAACGTCGATGGTTCGGGTAACAAGGGGCGTGGCAAGGCTTGCCGCTTCCAGCGCCGTATCGCTGTGATTGCAGAAGGTGACATGACCGGCGACATCTACCAGATGAACCTCGCTGCTAAGTCGCTGTTCGGTAAGGGTGTGTCTAACGTGCATCCGTTCGAAAGCTACTGCACCTACCTCAAGGCAAATGGCGAAGCGCCTGACACTGTCGTGACGAAAGTCATGTACGATACGGACGCAGACACGCTGACCTTGAAGTTCCGCCCTGTGCGCCGCTTGACGCAGGAAGAAGCTGACTTGGTTGAGACCCTCCAGAGCAGCGGTGAGACCGAGCGGTACACGAAGCTGACGGTGGCTGAAGCTGATGGCGTTACTGAGCGCCCTGCTATTGCTGCACCGAAGCAGTCGATCTTCGAGGAAGAAGCTGAAGAACCTGAAGTGGTTGCGGCTCCTACTAAGCGCGCAGCAGCAAAGCCCATCGAGACTGTTGAGGAAGACGACCTTAGTTCGGTCCTCGATGTCTGGGGTAGTAAGGACTAATCATGCAGGGTTACACCATCCGTGTAGCCGAGGCGATTAAGAACGCTGACGGTAAACTCTTAGGTGTGCAGCTAGGCCGCTTGTGCCTAGAACATAATGTTGGTGTCATAATTGTCGCCAACCGCCTCGGAGTTACCCGTCAGACGGTCTACAGTTGGTTCACGGGCAAGTCTAAGCCTCATCCCACCTGCGTTGGTGTGGTGGAGCAGATGGTCCGTGAACTGACTGCGACTCAAAACTAAGCCTTGGTACAAGTTATAAATTAGCGGGCACGGCCCGCAACGGAGAGTATTTCCATGGAGAACGTAGACCTCCTAGAACTTGTGCAGCCAGCCGACGGTTGGTTTGCGGTTCTAGGTATCAAAGGTCCGCGTGATGTTAAACAGAAGCTAGTCGCTACCAGAGAAGAAGTAGACCAATACGCTGAGCTTTACATGTCCCAGAAGCGGAACGTGTTCTTCGGCGTTGCGAAATACGAAACAGAAGCAAACCGCACCAAGGAAAATGTGAAGAGCCTTAAGGCATTCTGGCTCGACGTTGACTGTGGTGAAGCAAAAGCGGAGATAAACCCCGAAACCGGAAGACCGGACGGGTACATCAACCAAACCGCAGGGCTTAAAGCACTCAAGGCATTCTGCGATAAGATCGGATTGCCAAGGCCGCTACTCGTTAATTCGGGGCGCGGGCTACACGTATACTGGCCGCTGACCCGGGCAGTGACACGCGAAGAGTGGGAGCCTGTAGCTGCGCGTCTGTGCGAACTCTGCATCACGCACGACTTTTACGTAGACCCCTCGGTGTTCGAGGCAGCGCGCATCCTGCGCATCCCCGGCACTTTCAACTTTAAGGACGATCCGCCTAAACCGGTTACGATACTTTCCCTCGCAGACCCTGTGGAATACGAAGAGCTTCGTGCAATCCTAGGGGTAAAAGAGAAGCAAGAGCTTGTCATACCGGAGCGCAAGATGAGCTTGCTTGGTCAGAAGCTACAGGACGACAGCATATCGTCCTTCGCCAAGATCATGACGCGCAGCGCAAAGAAGGATGGCTGTCAGCAACTCCTCTCCTGTTATATGGAGCGGGCTACGCTGTCAGAAGTCCGGTGGTTCGCTG